TGTTCGACAAGTCCGGGTGGGACACGGAGTTGGACGGTGGGGTCGGCCATGACTCGGGTGACTTCGCCCCACATGGCGGCCATGGACTCGACCACGAATTCGGTGTCGACGACGATTCGGTCCTCCACGGCGACGGCGCGGACCGCCACATAGCGTGACTCGTCAAGGGAGGTCTCGATCGCGAGAACGCCGCCGGATGGGATCGGCGTGTCGGTGAGCCGGTCGCTCCACACGTTCGGGATCCACGACTTGACGGACCCTTGCCACAAGTTGAGGTGGGCGCGCACAAACTCGGCCAACGGGATCGTGGCGAACGCCTCCTCCAAGCCCTCCCACGTGATCGTTGTGCCCAAAGCCGGCGACGCCCACGGCCACCACATTCGGTCGGCCGGTGACACGCCGGGCGGCGGTGACCATTCGGCAAAAAACATGGGCGACGTCTGCCCCTTGTCGATGCATGCGATCGCTTGCTCACGCATGGAGATCAACACGGTGGAGGACGCGTCGCCGGCCGTCGACCAGCACGACATGAGCGGCGAACGTCGCGCGATCTGGGAAGGCTTCAATGCGCCGTAGATCACTTGCGGCTTTATGTCCCAGATCTCGTCGACGAGGAGGAGGTCGACCGAGTAGCCGTGCTTGCCGGCCGTGGCGGCCGCTAGCCGGATCGTCGAGCCGTCCGGGAACGTGAGGCTTTCACGGCCGAACGACTTGTAAGACTTGGCGCCGAACTTCTCGGCAAGGATCGGCTCCATCTCACGGAACAGGATCGACGCGCGCTCGTACTCGTTGGCGACGATCATGACGGTCTGAGGTTCGCCGCGGATGCCGGCCATGACGGTCGCCCACCATGACGCCAACACTTTGAGGCACGACGACTTCCCGACTTGCCGGGCGGTCGAGATGCAGGCCGAGCGGTGAACCAACGTGCCGGTCTCCCGATCCTCCGGCGTGGCGTAGGAGAGTTGCCCGGCTAGCGCGACCTTCTGCCAGTCCATGAGCCGAAGGCCATAAACACGCTCGGCAAATTGGTCCACCGACTCGACAAAGTCGCCGGCCGCCTCATACGCCGTGACCAGTCTCGGCTCAGTCCGCCCCGATCCCAGTCGATCGTCCTCAAGGTCGGTCGGTTCCGGCTGGTTCCGGCTGGTTCCGAGAGATTCCGAATGGGGCGTCGGGGTAGGGAGTTCGTCGGAAAAGAAAATTTGGGTGGGTGCGGCGTCTCGGGTTTGCATGCGTCGGGCGGTCTTGGCGTTGACGTGTCGGGCGCCTCGGGAGGCGTTGCATGAGGCGCATGAGCCGACGAGGTTGTCGCGGTCGTAGGGGTCTCCTCCGCGGTCGAGTTCGATGATGTGGTCGGCTTGGGTGGAGGGTCGGCGGTGGCACCAATGGCATGTTGGTTCTTCGTCGAGGACGCGGCGGCGTATGGCTTTCCATTGGGGTGTGTTGTAGATCGGGTTGCCGGCCATTGTGTTTCTCCTTGCCGGCTTCGCCGGTCGACGTGTCGGCCTCGTGCCTCGGCCTCACGTCCTCATTCTAGTTGTGAGGGTCCGCGGTGTTGTGCCCCCCACACTTCGGGCAACTAGCCCCGGTAGCCGGATTGGATAGGGCGGACACCGTTGGCCGTTTGTGTCGTTCGGTGACGCCGCTCCTCCACGTCGAGCATGGAGGTCTACCCACGTCTCCGTGTGTCACCTCTGACCAATTGCGTGTTGGTCGGGTCTGCCGCCCTCCTCTGTCGAGGGCCGTCGTTGTCGGTTGTAGCCGGCGATCGTAGCCGGACGGTGTCAGTCGTCCAGTCGGGCCGGCCGGATGAGCGCGCGCTCGGACGACCATCGGGCGCCTGACGTGGTGATGACTTCCCAACCATGCTCTCCGCTGGGACGGATGAACAAGACACGCTTCCACGTGTCGCTTCGGTCGGGAGCGACCTCGAGCGGTCGGACGGGTTGTTGCCAAGGGTGATTCATGAGGGAATCTTTCCGAGGCGTCGGACGATCGCCTCCATGTCGTCGGGGTACCAAACATGCACTTCGGCGCCGGCCGCGCGGAGCGCCGTTATCCAAGCCTTCTGACCGACCGAGAGACGGCCACCTTGCTTCTTCAATTCGGCGAACACTAGGTCGCCCTCGACGGGTCGACATAGGACGAGGTCGGGGAAGCCGGCGTTCCCTTGGAGCGGTGTGGCCCACACTCCGGGGCGGATCTGGGCGGCCTTGGTGTGCATGACCATCCAGCCGCGAAGTTTCGCGTACTCGATGACGGCGGACTGGAATTCAGACTCGGTCATGGTCGCCGTAAAACAGTCGGAGCGCGTCGGCAAGTTCGTCGATCGGCGATAGGTGTATGTCGGGCACCTCAAGCGTGTCGTTGTCAAGGAGGCCGTTGGTATGCGGCGCCGGCTGGCCTCTCTTGAGAAGGGTGCATCGTTGGGCGTTCGCGTCGGAAATCCAGCCTTTGACGAGGACGGCGTCGGCTTTCTCGACGGCGTCGAACGACTTGTCGACGATGGGGTAGTGGCAGAAGATGAGCGCATGCTGGAAACCCGGCTTGTAGCGCGGCGCCCACGACACCGAGTTCCGACTGAGGCGATAGTTGAGGCTTGTTTGAGCCTTGACTTCAAGGCGGACATCGCCCTTAAGGATCACGTCGACGTTGCCGGGGCCACCGAATTCGGCGTTGAAGTCACGGAAGTATTCGGCGACGAGCGCTTCGGCGATGTAGCCGGCAAATTGGCGGTAGCCGGCTCGGAGTTTCTCGCCGCGTACCCGGTCGAGTTCGCGGTGCCCTCGATCGAGCGCCGCTTCGGAGACGGGGAGCCACATTAGAACGGCGCCTCGTCGGTCTGGGCGGCTTTGAGGCGGTCGATCTCCGCGGAAGCTTCACGCTTGGTAAGCGTTCGAGGGTCTCCTTGGTACTTCAACGCACGGAGAAGTTTGAGTTGTGCGTCCGAAGGGCCGTCGCCGGACGGGGCCGGTGTGCCGCCCATGCGGATCACCTTTTCCATCTCCTCACGTGACGGACGTTTGCCGGCTTGGAATGTCCAGTTGGCGAGTGCGCGGCCCACGGCCGACGTCTCGCATACTTCCACCCATGACGTGGCGTTGACGCCTCGTTCGGCTTTCTCTTCGTGGGCGTAGCCGGTTGCGGTCGGATGCTGGTCGTCGCGATGGCGGTAGACCTCGACGCGGAAGAGGACGGCGTGGTCGTCCATGCGGACGAGTTCGGTGAGGATCCGGCCGTCGGGGTTAGCCGCCCAGAATTGGGCGAGACGCTCCTCGACGGTGGCGTAGGTGGAGAGATCAAACGCCACGGCGATCCTCCTCTTGGAGGCGGACGAGGTTGTGGAAGTGTTCGGCTTTGTAGCACTTGAAGCACCACACGGACCATGAGCCGGGCGACCAATGGAAGATGTCGTCGCCGACGAGGCCGCGACCACAACGGCAACATGCGCCGGCGGTCGGTTGTTGGAGGCGCGGCCGGTCAATCATTGAAGCCTCCCAACTTGAGCGCGACGATCACCTCAAGCGTCGAGGCGGTGAGGTATGGGAGGCCGTTGGGTGACTCCTCGACGACGCGGACGAGTTCGTTGAGGGCTTTGCGCATCTGGGCGCGATGATCGCCAAGGGTTTCGATCTGGAACGTGAGGTCGCGGATCCTCTGCTCGGCGCGCTCCATGGATGCCATCGCGTCGCGGATCGCGGCCTTGATGGACTGGTCGGGGTCAGTCATCTTGTCTCCTTGAGTTGGTTGTGGCGGATTGTAGTGCGGCCGTGTGGCACCTTTGTGAATCCTCATGCGTTGACGGTGTGAGGTGCCACCCCACACGCCGGCCATGTCGGGGAATTGCAGGGCATAATCGAGGCATTGGTTGGCGACGGGGCATTGACGGCACACGGAGACGGCTTTGCGCGTGTCGGCGGCGCCGAGGCGTCCGGGTCCGGGGAAGAACACGTCGAGCGGCATGTCAATGCATGCGGCGTCCTCCATCCATCCGGGCTTGTCGACGTTCATCGGCACGGCCGCGACCATGGCTCCCAGCCACAACCACGGTGCGCGTCATGCCACCGCCAAATTTCAAGCGCCATAGCCAAGTTGACGGCCGGCTCGTCAATGCGTTCCCATGAGCCGAAGAGGTCCTCGACCTCGTTGCGCCACACTTCGTTGATCTGCATGAGGCCATGGTCGCCACCATTCCACCTTGGGTCGCCGGGGACGATGTTGAGACACCGGGACTCCTGCCACATCTCTTCGAGGACGTTGACAACCTCCTCGGCCGGCCATCCGACGTCGAGGACGAGAGACGCCCATTCTTGGCATGGCGTGTCCTCCGGCAGGGCGAGCGCGTCAAGGTCGGCTTGCATGGCGTCGTGCGCGGTCGTTGTCGTCGTCGTAGACGCCGGCGTGGACGGCACGGGCGTAATGACGACGGTCCGCGGTGTCGGTTCGGTGACGATCGCCGGTGAGATTTGTGGCGTGTCGTCCTCGACGATTCGGTGGAGGATCTCGTTGCCGGCGATCAACGTCATGATGAGCATGAAGCCGAGGATGGCAAGGTCGTGGGGTCTGATTCGCATGATGTCTCCTAGGTCGGGGTCTGGGACGAGTGTTGGTTTACCGAATCGGCGTCGGGATGTCACGCACCGAACATGCGCGCCCACGTGATAGGGCCGACGACGCCGTCCGGCTGGAGGGCGTTCGAGGTCTGCCATGCGCGGACGGCCGCCTCGGTCTGGGGGCCGAACTTGCCGTCGGCGGTGAGGTGGAGGCGGAGTTGGATGCGGCGGACGTTCAAGCCGGTCGAACCACGTTTGACGGGCCGTCCGGGGTACTTGGGCGGTGTCGGTGCCGTCGGCGCCGTGGAGGGGCTGGGAGACGATCCTAGGAGCCTTTCCGAGATTGGTCGAGCGTCCGCCCATGCCTCACGGGTGGTCTCGACGTGGATCCAGTCGTTGCCGGCGCCGGGCGACTTGTAGACCCACCCTCGGCCGGCTTCCCAGTAGCGGCTCCGCTGGTAGTGGTGGATCCTTTGGATTCCCAACTCGGCGGAGTTATCGATGAGCCATGGGAGGATGTCGGCCTCGACGATGTCAATGCCGGGGCCACCGTGCCGGGCACCGAAGCCGAGGTCGACGGCCGCGCCGAACGCATGCGACGACCATGCGGTGCCACCACGTACCGGCCGGACGTTATAGGTGCCGAGATGCTTTAGATGCCACCGGCCGGCGAGGTGAGCGCGGAGCGCCTCAAGGTTCGGGCTTGGTCGGTCATAAGGCGCTCCGGGCGTTAGCCCTCGGTTCCATGACTCGAACACGTTGCCGACGGTCATACGGTCTCGACGGCCCACGTGAGGACGGTGACCGAATGCGTCCCAGAAGAGACCACGGCCCACAACTCTTCCCCTTGGGGGATCTGCACGGTGAAGTTCGTGTTGTTGGAGATGACGAGGCCGTTGGCGGTGGTGACGTCTGAGCCGCCGATGTAGAGGTCGTTGCCGACCGGCCGGACGATCACGGTGCGCGGCTCGTTGACGGCGGCGGAGATGATCTTGACGCGTGTTGAGGTGACGGTCGTGGTGGTGGAGATCACTTGGGGTCTTTCTTTTTGATGATGGGGTCGACTGGTTTGCCGGTCAAAGCGGCCATGCCGTTGCCGACGCTGTAGCCGACGATCATGGTGATGATGGGTAGCCCTTGGTCGGTTTCGATTGCGTCGACTGCCAGCAGGACGGTCATACAGATGAGGGCCACGAGGGCGATGAGGGCCTTAGACGGGTTGAGAGTCATGCGAAAATCCACCAAATCAGCACGGCGGTCAGACCAACAATGGAAACGGCGATCTTCATCATGCTGGCCCAATGTCCTCAACAACCAACAATCCGACTTGTGTAGCCGATCGGGTGGCGACCCAAGTGCCTGAACCCGCTATAGCCGTGGCGACGATGGTGGTTGATCCAGCCGACAAAGTGCCTACCCACAGGGTAATTCCTGTGATGTTTGCACCGCCAACTTGAAAAATGGCCTGATTAAGAATGGTTCCCGTTACGTTTGTAAGCCGTATTTTTGTCACTAAATACGAACCTGCACCCGACGCGGTATTCAATTGAGGTTCGTAGTAGGTGGCTCGGTAGTAACGATTAGCAACGGCCGTAAAACTGCTTGACGTTAGTTCGATCTCTTCAACCGTGATACTTGCGTCGCTGGTTGTACTTGAGGCGATTGCAACGATGCCTCGGGGAAGCCGGTTCATCTGATCGGCTGTTAGGACTGATCCAGCGGAAAAATCGGTGTTCGGGTTGATTGCCATTAGATCGGCCTTTCCGGAAAGTTGACTGTCGGGGCCGGTGTCCAAGTGGCAGGGAAGTCGCGGAGCGCTTGCCTGTACACGGCCCATGCTTGCCGGTCGATGGGGGTGTCGGGTAGTTGCGTCCAATCGGATTCGGCGAGAAGCCGGTTACGGTGCAGTCGCATACGTTCGATCAGCCATTCGTCGGGGACATTCTGTTCATAATCAAAGATCAAGTTCATCATGCCACCTTGAAATACACGTTCCACTTGATTTCGTCGCTGACGGCCCAAGTGAACGGGGCAGTAGCATTACAGAAACCTCGGTTGACGTACGTTCCACTTGCGCCCTGTGAAAAAATTTTCATGAGTGTGGAGTTATTGGCGGCTTGGACAACGCCAAAATAGTTTGTGCCTGTTGATGCGTCATACAAAGTTGCCGTGCCGATCAGGGTTGTCCAAGTTGTCGGGGTGTAATAGATGGAGTCGGCATTGAAGTACATCCCGATCCCCAGGTTGCCGGTAATCGCTGTTGTAGAGCCGAATACGATGGAGCCGAAAACGTGGGCAAAGTCGTTTACTTGGCAGTATTTGGCGGACACGGTTCCGTTGCCCAGCGTAAAACTTTCGTATGTCGGGGTGTAACTCGTGTATTTGCCGAGCACCGTGTTGCCAATTGCCACCTTTGTTTCGAGGGCCTCAACGGCATCGTTGATGTCCGAGTGCTGTTGAGCGTGGGATGGGCTGGTCAGCAGGCTGGTCGCGGTCGGGTTCGTGAACGTGTCAAGGCTGGTGGGGTAGGTGGAAGCCATCATTCACCATCCCAGCCGGTTGCCGTTGTCGGTTGCTGTCGCATTGTATGTTTCTCCTGCGTCGTTATAGGTGATCGGGGTGTCATAGACCATCGTCCCTCCGAGAATACCGAACGTAGACGAGTCAAGGGTGAACAAGTCGTACAGCAGTCGCGGAGACAAGTAGACAATCCAGTCTGTTCGTCCGGGTATCGCGGACATCGACGCGCCCTCGATCACGAACGTAGAGGTGATCGCTTCGCCTCCGGGGGGCGTGTAGGTGAGTTGTGCGGTCTTCCCGGACATGGCGCCGATTGCGTTGAGGAACGTGGTGAGAGGCGTCGAGTTGTTAGCGACGTCGTTGAAGCGGACGTCAACATAAACTTGACTGTCGTCGGCTAGGACGTTGGCGAAGTAGTCGGTCTGTGCTTGTTGTTGTGCGGTCGTGTTGAAGAGGACCTGCCGGTTGTAGTTGCGCTGGTAGTTGGAGGGTGTGGCCGCGTATGTGGTGCCGACGGTCGTCGAGGAGAGGTTGACGACGTTGGGGTAGTTGGCGTTGGGGTATTTGCGGACGAGTCCGTCGTAGACGACGCCGGTCGAGGAGTTTGTGGTGAACGCGATCAACGAGTCGCCGGGCGCGGCTGAGGTTCGGAATTCGATGGTGGCGCCGTCGTAGTAGTAGGTCGAGTTCTCGGTCTGGAGGAGTTCGACGACACGTTGGCCGATCGTTGTCGGGTCGAA